CACTCGTCTTTGGTGAACCGGATGGCCGGTTGCAGTGCGGAATGCACGATCTCTTTGGCGTTGGGTCGAGGCAGCCACTTGTACTGGGTTACCTTAATCATCACCTTGTCGCGGAACGCGCCGAAGAAGCGCGGCACTGAGTCCGGGTTGACGAGTTTGGCTAGACCGTAGGCGTCGAGCGGCGACTGTGATGCGGGCGTGCCCGTCATGAGCCACAGCCGCGTGTCAGCCTTGACCAGAGAGGCGATGGCCTTCCAGCGTTCGGTCTGCACAGACTTGATGGCGTTGGCTTCGTCCACGATGATGAGGTCGAACCCGCCGTTGCGCAACTCGTCGGCTACCACCTTCACACCATCGAAGTTGATGATGACGAACTCGAAGTTACCTGAGATCACCTTGCGCCGTTGCTCCTTGGTGCCCATGGCGATAGCCACCGTGCGGTGCATTACGGTCTTAAACAGATCCGATCGCCACGCGGTCTCCATGATGGACACGGGGCATACCACAAGCACGCGATGCACGCGGCCTTGCTGCATCAGGTAGTCGGCAGCCCACGCTGCGGCGCTCGTCTTGCCCGTGCCTGCCTCGTTGAACACGAAGCACCGGGGATGCAGGGTCAGGAATTCAGCGGTCGTTTTCTGGTGGACGAACGGGGCAAAGATGCCCGGCCATTTGTAGCGCCCCACGATGGGAGAAGGCACGTCCTTGACGCCCAGGTTGCGTAGGAGTTGCACCTCCTCGAACCCCCAGTTGACGAGCACTTGCGGCTCATCACCGTCGTCGATGATCTTGCTCTTGGGGATGAGTGCGGTGATCTGATCCGCTGCGCGAGTGCGGAAAAGTAACGCGCGGTCTTGTACGATTTCCATGATTTTCTGCTGACTAGAGGTGACAAAGAGGCCCGGTAGCGAACTACCGGGCCGAAGGTCTTACGACCAAGGAGAAACAGCCCCGCAACCGTCACGGGGCCAGTAAATACTACCTCAACGCGATCGCTCGCGCTTAGAAATTTCTGACTTGATTTTGTTGGTAGAAGTCCTAGCAAAACTACGGTTGCCGCTTCGCCCTTCTGCCTTTAGATTACTGAGTTTGGTCGGCGCACCGCCCTTGGACAGCGCCTTCTTGTGCGCCACGTCCGTGGTGGGGGGCAGGTCGCCCTTGGCCTTTTCGTACGCCCGCCTAGCCTTGTTGCGGTTGGACCGCGCGGCGATCTGCTCCGGCGTGCCCTGATACGTTTCGTACTCGCGTTTGTAGTTGCGTGGCTTGGTAGCCATGGCTATCTCCTTAGCCCGGATGGTTTGCACAATCCTTGACCGGGCAAAACCTGCACAGCGCACTGGGGCGCGGGTTCCACACGTTCAACTCGACAGCCTTCTCCACTGCCCCGATGCGTCCGGCCCACTTGGACCAGATCTCCGGCAACTGGGCTCGGGTGAACTCGGCCTTGATTACGTCCTTGGCAACCACGAACAGCAGTGCGGCCTTGACTGTCTGCACCTCGGGGTGATGCGCCATGACCATGGCCGCCATCAACTCCAACTGCGCCATGTCGGCGTACCTGCTGCTCTTGCCTGTCTTGTAGTCAGCCACACGGGCCACGCCCTTGGATTGGTTGACAGCCAGATAGTCTGGAATGCCCCGGATCCAGGCATCCTTGTCGAAGAAGGCGCAGGGGCTAAAGTCGCGTCGGACCCCCAATTTTTCTTCGCACCGGATGTCGCCGTCGATCGTGGCCAAGGGCTCGACGAATGGTTGGAACTGGCCGAACTGCTCAGGCAGGGGCGTCTTGTCCCGCACGTATTCCTCGAACGCCTTGTGCACTGCCGTGCCGTACAGCGTGGCCTCGGTGTCTTGGTTCTTGACCCGTTTGGCAATGCGAACTGCGTGATACCGCTTGGGACAACCCTCGAAATCTTTGACTGACGAGTAGGAATGAGCCATACGACGCGCGTGAACTGGAGTTACTTGAAGCCCCAGTGTAGCAATCAGTGGCAGGGCAAGGAAGCCCCGCCGTCTAACGGTTAGATCAGCAGTCGCCATAGGTCGCCCCCACTCCAGACTCGCATGCCAGGGGTAGCGTCTGCGCCCAGGCCGGGCGCCAGGACATGCACTCCTCGACGTACCGCTGAGCCTCGGTTTTTTCCTCCACGGGGGCGATACAGGCCACGGCATCGTGAACCGTCAAGACCACCTTGTAACGCTTGGCGATCTTGAGCATCTGCTCCCCGACCACGCACCGGGCGATAGCCTGGGTGAAGTTCTCCACAACGAGTCCGCCATAAACTTTGGTGGCAATCCCTCGGGAGACGTAGGCAGTTTGTTGGTTGCCATACTCGACGAAGGTAGCCAGCCCCGGGTATTGAATCCATAGGCCAGACGGTAGGGTAATCCCCCATTCGTCGCCAGAAAGAACCTTACGGATGCGTTCCGTGCGGCACAGACCCTGCACGTCGATCTCAAACTCCTGATGACTCTGTAGGTAGGCCAGCGCCAGTTGCGCCTTCTGCCACAGTTCAGGGATGCGGTAATAAGTTCGCCGGTATGTGTCGATGATGCGCCGAGCCTCGGTTTCACTGACGTCCACGTTGGCTTGGAGTTTCAGGAAGGCCCGCAGTTTGACGTGCCCGACCCCGTAGCCGCACCCCAGAATCACAACCTTGCCGACCTGCCGCTCAGTCTTGTCTGCCTTGGTGATGTTCCTGCCGTAGATGACAGATGCCATAAGGCAGTACACGTCCTGTCCTGTCTCAAACGCAGTGATCAGATCCTGTTGCCCTGCCAGCCACGCCAGAGTCCGCGCCTCGATCTGTGAGGAGTCCGCGTCGATGATGACGTGCCCGGGTGGAGCCTTGATGGCACGCTTGATCTTGCCCGCGTTCTCTCCGCGTGATGGCAGGTTCTGGAGGTTGATCTTGTCCTGGCCCGACCACCGCCCCGAGTGCGCCCCGTAGTAGCGCAGGGGGACCGGGAACTTGCCCCGGAACGACATGTCAATGAACCGCTCCGTGCGGGTCTCTTCAAGCGTGGTCTTGTTGCCCAGGCGGGCGGCCACCAGAGCCTGCACCTGCGAGTTTGGATGCTCCTGTAGGGCAAGCATCCCTGGGTCGGTCTTGGCAAACGCGAAAGTCGTGCGGCCCGTGGTCGGGCTTACCTTCAGCGGCGGAATCACGCCCAACAACTCAAGCGCGGCGGCGAACTTGTCGTTGGACATCAGGAGTTTCTTTAGTCCTTCCGTGCCTTCGGTGAAGATGGTCTGCACGAAGTCGGGGTTGCCCTGCTCGATCATCCTGTCACGCAAGGTCTCCAAAAGGTTGGATTTGCGATCCTTGACTTCCTGCAAATGTGTGATAAGTAGATCGCGGTCCAACTCCAGCACGGGCTCGATGAACATGCGCAAGGTCAGGTCGATCAGTTTGAGTTCGCGCACGGGGAACTCGCGCTCCATGTAGATCTGAAAGAGTTTGTATGTGAGGTCTACGTCGTTGCAGCAGTAGCGGGCGTATCCGGCGATCGCCATCGGGGAAAAGTCTTTGCGCCGCATGCCCATGGCATGCACTACCTCGTCGCCCTTGGCACCTATGCCTTCGCGCTCAGCCTGCGCGGCCAGACCGTGAGACTTCTCATGCGGGAACAGCGCCCGGGACATGCCCAGAGTGTCGGCCCATGCCTTCGGGTTAACTCCGTACTTCCAGTTCAGGATGGCGCCGTCGAACATCGTGTTCTGCGCAAGCACCATCTTGTCCGACCAGTCGATCGCTTTGAGCGCGGCCTCTACCTCCGGTTGATCTACCCACACCGTGGGCCAGTCCCCATGCTTGATACCCACACCGATCACCTCAAAGTCAGGGTGTCGGATGTATTCCTCCGTGGTCATCTTGGACAGGGAGTACTCCCTGCTGTAAAAAGTTTCGAAGTCAATCGTTACAAGTTTCATCAGTCAGTCCAGTTGCGCGTCGCTGATACCGCTCACGTCCAGTTCGTTCGTAGTAGCCTCGGTCACGGATTCGCTTGCGCAGGATTCGTTGTTGTTCTTCATTCGTCGGCTCCTTCTGATGGTCTTTCAAAAAGGTCGTAATTAGATCTTGGGGATCGTCCGGCTTTGATGGCATCAAGACACTCCGTCAGGTATTCAAGATTGGTTTCGTTGATGATGAGGCTCAAGCCCCCCGCATGGTCAATGTCTCGCAGGTGTTTGATCTGTAGCGCCGTAGGTTTGCCCCGCCCGGCCTTGCACTCGACGCCGATGAACCTGCCGCAGTAGCAAACCAGAATGTCAGGCGTGCCGTTGTTGGCATACGCCCCACCGATGTAGTTGACTGCGTACGCACCGCGCTCTTTGAGCATGGCGTGCACCTTCTTCTTGACCTTAGACTCTGGCGTTGCTACCACGGGGCTTCCTCGTACTGCTGTGCAGTTTCCTTGATCTGCTTGACGTTGCGCTTACACCATCGCTCCAGATCTGCCGGGTTGACGATCGTGAACGGCCACGTTGGGTATGGGTCAGTAGGCTTGAGCCGCACCCCTTGCGGGGGCGGGTCCTGGGGCTTGGCGCGTTGGGTCATGGCTTGAACATGCTGTTCATGGTTTCTTGGTAATCGAACACGCTGTCGAAGCAGTCCATCACCCGAACCCGTGCGGAACTGACACCGCGCAAGCGGTCGTTGTACGTAAACACTTCCTTGGGAATCGACGCCTGCCCGAGTGCGAAGTCGCGCCCTAGTTGCGTGGGACGCCACAGCCCCGAGTGCTTGGATTTGCTGCCCTTGACGGGTGCATTGCGCTCGATCAGCCCCCAGAACTTCAGCGTGGACATGGAGTTGGTGCGCACCAACCACCGAGGCGCCGTGTTCGGCACGTCGATCCATCCGTTGCTGAGCGGAGTCTGGCACAGCCAGAGCAGGGCGCGCACTCGGGCGCGGGTCACGGCGTGCTTGTAGGTCTTGCCCCACCGTGCACACACGAGGCAGTGCCCACCCTTGCGGTCTATCGTCTCATGCCATGCGGTTTGCAGTTGACTCAGGGTCGGTTCCATTTCGTTTCTCCATTTCAGTTTCTAGTAATTTGTCTATGTAGTGGCGCGCCTTCTTCAGATCTTCTAGTCCATTCTTGTGTCGCCATCGAGAGAGGTACTTGACGGCGTTGCCATCCAAGTAGCCAAGACCCCAGTCAACGATGGCATCCCAGGGTTCGATTCGGAATTGCTTGTAGTGGTTACCCGCGACTTGCGTATCGTTTGCTCGTGGCGATGCGGATTGTTTTGCAACCCCAGTCGTAGGTCTTGCGGCGTTCCCACGGTTGTGAACCTGTGCTTGTTTCGGCACTCGTATCTCCTTCGCTTCAGTCCATCAGTTGTGGCTCGGGTTTCAAGGGTGGAGGCGTTTTCTCCGCACTCAGGGCATTGCATCTAATTAACTCCATCAGTTTGATCTGCTTCTTCTTGGCGCGGTAGGCGATCTGACGTTCGGCCTGCGTCTTCTTCTGACGCCGCTTGTCGGTGCCCTCACCAAGTTTGTAGATCTTAGACAGGTCCCGACCGCGCGGATCTTTCTCCCAGGCAGCAATGTGGGCAGCGCCCGCACGGTGCAGTTCCCTGGTGTATTGGAGTACGGTCACGTAGTGCAACCCGGTCATCTCCGCCAGTTCTTTGCAGGTGTAGGTACCGTCAAGCAGAAGTTTGATCAACTGCGCTTGCATGATCGCGTTGATCTTGATCATGCGCTTACCCTTTGGACTTGGTGGCATTGGCATGCAGTTGCTCCTGTAGTTCCTTGACTTTCTCGTACGCGCACATGTAGTGCTCGGGCCCCCACGACCAACAGTCGTGCGTGTGGCTACCGATGTGGTTGATGTAATCGTTGATCTCTTTGGCCAGTCGATCTCCGTCTGGCGTGACGCGCCCGTCAGGGGTCACAGTGTCCACACGTCGTAGCAGAGCGTGGCACCGCATGAGGAGGGTTATGTGTTTCATTGGCGGGTCTTTCGGGTGCCAAACTGGCGCGCTATGGTTTCGGCTTCTTCTGGGGGCACCTCGACTGCATCTGTGAACAAGGTCCCGTCGGTCAGCATATTTCTGATCTGAGCGATCAGTTCGTCGAGTTCTTCCTGAGTGCCCTCGAAGTTGTCGAATGCTCCCGGGGCGAACATGAGTTCAAGTTTTTTGTCTGTCATGGTTTGCCTAGTCCTTCCACTTTGTCGTTCATCATCTCGTCCCACGCCGCCACAAACTTCACGGGGTCCATGGTGTCAAAGTACCGTCGGAACCAGTCGCGCAGGTACGCACCGTCGATGGACGCAAGGTACAACTCGTGCTCCATCAACTCCTCTACCATCTCTTTCTTGGTCATGGTTTCTTCCTCAGTCGAAGTAGTTCGTCCAACATCCGCTCCATCTGATCTGCGGCGTGTAGGTGGAACGGACTGATGGGGATGTTGCTTGCGAGGCTTCTCATCATGCCGATGGTCACCCGCGCCGATCTCTCAGATACTCCCCGCTTTTCCTTGGGTTCTTGCGCCGCCTTTATCTGCGCCAGTATCTCGGCCCCGCGCTTGCGGGGGTACTCGCGCTCTTCCTTGGTCTGCTTGGGCTTCTGGTTTGCGTTGTGGTCGCCGCTCATAACTCGCCGTCCTTAATCTTCTGTTTGATCATTCGGACGAATATGTCCATCTGGGATTTGGACATCTGGAACACCGACTTGCGCGATCCCATCTCGTAGCCTGCCGTGAAGA